GAAGTTGTAGAGATACTGCCCGCCAATTTGGTTTTCCATTAACTTGGCAATACTTGTATTCTGCAACTTTTCTTGCATTTCGTGTGCTTGGAAACAGTAGCTATACAACTGGATAATTAAAGCGAGCGTTTCTTCGCTGTTTTGAATGGCTGTTAAATTGTAATCAGGTTCAGGCAAAGTGAGTTGTTGTGGTTGCTTGGCTCGTTTTTCAATTTCGATAAAGTGCTTACGGATTTGTCTGCCTTTTTCGTTACGTTCGACCATTCCGAGTTCTTTGCCCATATCGAGAGTAATGTGGTATTCCTTGCGAGGTCTGCCATTGGTGCGTTCGGTTACGATGATGTAGTCTTCGTTTTCAATGAAGCCGTAGTCGGTTATGCGATCTTTGATCCACGTTGCATATTCACGTTTGCTTTCCACAAATGCGTGTAATTCACGTGCATTGCAAAGTTGAATTTGAGTATTTTGAATAGTTCCGTTGAAAACAGGAATTAAGTTTGAATTTGTCATAGTGTTGTTCTCTGTACTAAGTTTTTGAAACTCACCACGAACAAACGCCAATTTGTTGGTGGTGAACTGATCAGGATTGGCGTACCGTGTACAGAGTAACGGCGATCTTTCGATCTCCCAACCAGCCCACCATTGGACTTTTAGATAAATTTATCTAAAAGGTTTTTGACAAATTTGTCAAAAAGGTAGATTTGCTGATTTTCGGCTATAAAAAAAAGCCGCTTTGAGCGACTGTTATTCTTCACCGCTCTGTACATTCAGGAACGCCAATTCCCGACTTTCTGTTGAAAGTGGGTATATCCTAAATCAAAGGGCGGTGGTTTGTCAAATTAGATTTTGTTCATTGAATTGTTTAATTTTAATATTTTGTAGATGACTGGCTCTTCATCAATATATTCAACTAAAACATCAACTAAGAAAATTTTATGGTACGGGTATTCTTCATTTAATATCATTTTTTCTTTGAGTGTCTTGTCTTCAAATTTTACTCGTACAGGCTTTTGTGATACTGCAGGAATAATAGCTCTATCGTGTGCTTTGCTTTGAGCATCTGCGGTGGATGACCAGTATAGTGTCGTGTTTTGTAAAGTGTTTTCTTCTCGCTCTTTGAGTAGTTTTAATTCTCGGTTAATATTGTTTTGTGCCAATCCTGCAAGTGCATTGTCTGCGTGTAGATGTATATGTACATCGCCTTGATTATTAGAAACTTGTAAATTGAATTGTGCTTTAGGATCGATTGCGATAGGCTCTAAAATGTTATTGGCATTTTTCAACATATTCGCAGTAAGGCGTTCAGGCTTTTCGCCTCTATTCATTGCCCAATCTAAAATATTTTTCAAGTGCCCTCCAAATTCAAGAATTGCATTTGCTTGCTCAATAAGTGAATATGTGCTTGATACTAGTGCTGCAAGCTCAATAAGGAAGCAGCCTTGTGTGATTTTTTCTACATAGATATGCTGTTCACAGGGTTCAATATCAATTTTGTTGTCTTGTATAAATTGGCGATATTCTGCGGCAATACCTTCCATACTTTGACAAAAAACTGATAGCTGCAATGGCTCGCTATTATCAATTTCGATTAGTAGTTTCATATTTTTATCTATTGTGTAATGTGCTTCAGCAACCATAACCCACCTCAAATTTTAGACACAAAAAAAGCCGTTCAAAACGGCTTGTAGTGCGGTTATCTTAATCCGAAAGAGCGGTGGGTGTCAAATAAAAACTAGAGCAATGGTTCGGTATTATTTATCATGTAATCATACAAACATAATAGTCGACGATAGTGAGTAGAATCTTTATCTGAAGAATTCCAAAAAAGCCTTGATGATGGTATTCAATCATCAGATATCATTAAGTCTTATAAGAATCAATCAGGTGGATAGCCTCACATAAAGATTCAGCAAATTCCTTTAAAGGAACGTCTGTAGTGTTTGATGCACTTTTTAAAATAGCCTGTTTGATTCGCTCTTTATCGATATCAGACAGGTTTTTTTCTACTACTACAATATTTAAATCTTTAGGATTTCCTAGTTGGTCATTCAAAATGACTTGCTTAATTATTTCGTAATTTTTGTTTGTCATATATTCTCTCCGTGTTTATTACTATTCCATAACACACTTAATAAATGAATTTTGGAATAGCTATCGTCTCTCCGATATTGTCACGTTCTTATAGCCACGTTTGCTAACTTCTTTACATTAAACTGCAAGCTATCCGATTCACTGCCTGATAGTGATTGCAGAATATGTACACGCTTGTGGTTCAGTTGCCGATTTGCTATCACAGCAATTCTTCACTTAAGACTAAACGTTTATTAAGCTAACAGGGCTTTCAATCTGTTATTTCAGCGACCGCACTTAATAACCGCCAAGCGTATTTTTAATTAGATTGTTAAAGAGCAGTGAGATGTGTATCTCGTTTTGATAATTGAATATTACCGCAAGTAATTTGAATTGTAAATACCGCAAGTAATATTATTTGCGGTAATTTATATTTAATTGCTGAATTTGTGAGCTATGTCACAGAAAATAGACTAGATACAATCCACTATCTTTTAGTGGATGATGATGTGGAATAAAATACGATTACTTGAATTTTGATATTAAGGATATCTAAATGAGAAAAATGATATTAATAATGCTATTACCACTTTCTGTATTCGCAAATCAAGACCCCAAAAAATGCGCAGATATTGAATCCGTTTCACATCGATTAGATTGTTATGATTCTATTTTTGGAAAAAAAGAAGTAAGAAAAGAATCAGCAAAAGAAGACAACAAAGAAACTAAGTGGGTTTACTCAGAAAGTAAATCAGAGATGAGTAATACTGAATATGTTCAAGTTAGTATTGATAGTGAAAATTCAGTGAACTTCTCATTTCCTTATCAAGGTGAACAAAAAGCAAGGTTAAGATTGTGGAGAAGTAAGAAAGGCAATACTGATTATTTAACATTTAGTATTAAAAAAGGTCAAATTGTATGTAGAACTGGTTCAGGGTGTAGTTTATCTATAAAGATTGATGATGACGATGAGTTTTATATTAAAGGTGATGAACCGTCAGATAGTGATTCTACATACACAACAGTGAAATTAACTGGTGATGAGGCATTTAGAATAAGTAGAGCTAGTAAAATTCTAATACAACCAACTATATACAAGCAAGGCTATCCAATTTTTAAATTTGATGTTAAAAATAATCCTTATCCTTGTTGTGCTAAGTATCCTTTTTTTAAAGTGCTTCTACCTAACATTGAAAATGGGGCCACACCAAATTTAGAACTTGTTAAAGAAGAAATATCACAAAAAACATTTAAACAGTGTATGATATTTCTACCATATAGATTGGAAGATAAGAATTTAGCTTGGGATGAATCTGGTGTTTATACTAAAAAAGAACATAAGGATTCAGTAGAATGGGTTAAGTACCAAGATGATTATGTTGAAAAATTTATTTGTAATAAAAAATCAAAACAGCAAAAGAATATAATGTATAGATATACTGATCACATATTCCGATTTTAATGTACATACTAAAATAACAAATCCCAACCACCATCAGCACTGTTGGGATTTTTAAAATATTAACCTATTTACAAATCAATCATTTTTAAAGGCAATGCTTTAATAAACTTACCCATTATCTTACATCTTGATAGTTGCTCTTGAGTAAAATCAAGTGGTAAATAGTCTTTATTGTCAGATAAAATCTTATATCCAGCATTTGGAACTTTTTGTAATCTTTTAATAAATAAAGCACCATCTTCATCTGTAAAAATATAAACACCCTCTCCAACATAATCTACACATGTTATATCAATGAATGCTACATCACCTTTATTTATTGTTGGAGTCATACTGTCTGTTGGAACGTTAATCAATTTAATGCCATCAATAACCCTTCTACCTAATAGTTGAGATACTTGATCTTTATCAATGGATATTTCTCTTATCACTTCTGGATAATCTTTATTAATGATCCCGCTATGAGAAGCTGCTGCATAAATATCTAATAAAGGTATTTTAACTGCTTTTTTATCAATCGCTTTAATAGCTTCTTCTAAGTCCATTTTTTCAGGATCTAAAGTATCTGCCATTTGTTTTATTTCTTCTGCTAATCTAGGGCTAAATTTATCAACTGTTATATTCAAGAGTTTTGCGAACTTACTTGCACTATTTACATTTAATGCGTTTGTCCCGTTCAAATAATGACTAACCGCACTCTGATTTACTCCAAGCTCTTCTGACACTTTAGCTTGTGTAAGTTTTAAGTCAGCTTTTCTTAACTCATAAATAGCATTCAAACGTAAGCATTCCTCCTTTTGCTCTTGAGTTAGCTCTCTTTTCTTGTTTTTTTGTTGTTCACTCATGTAATCCTCCATAGTTGCTATTAAGGATATTCCCAACAGTATTAAATGTAAAATTACCGCAAATATTGACATTAACTTTACTAGCGGTAATAATTAATGTTAAAAATAATACTTATAGTGAGGATTTATGAAAAAAACCCCTCTTTCTGACTATGTAAAAGAATATGGTCAAGCAGTAGCAGCTAAAACTATTGGCGTCACTCAAGGTGCAATCAGTAAAGCATTAGATAAAGGCAGAAATATTTTTGTTATTTACGATGAAAAAGGAAACGTAAAAGCAGAAGAGGTACGCCAATTCCCTGCTAAAAACTAATTTACCAACACAAAACAAAAAGAAAACCATAAAAAACGACAGGAAATTATGGCAATGAGAAGAACGATCATTCAGATGATTAATAAAGCCGCAGAGATTGCTGGTGGAAAAGATAAAGTTGCTTTTTCCATTGGTTTGACAGAAAGCGAGTTAAACAATCGCATGTATCAGACAAAAGGTCAGCGTTTCAAAGATGAAGAGTTGATCGCAATTCAGCATGAATATGGCTTAACAGACTATATCGATGAACTATGCCGTCAAGCTGGTGGCGTGTTTGTCAAAACTCCGGTTGTTGATGAGCTAGATTCTGTCGAGCTTTCTACAAAACAGGTTCAAGAATTGGCGGCTCGCGGAATGTTATTCAGTGCTTTAGATTCTGCGATGTCAGACGGTGAAATCACATCACAAGAAGAAGATCGCATACGTAAGATTTTGAACAAGCATTTAAGTGCGACTTGTTCATCAATTGAATTCGCTATTTCACTTTACAAGAAATAAAAAACCACCGTAGGAGCGGTGGTCTTTAACAAAGTTAAACTACGAAAGGTACTTCCGATGAATCAATTATTAAATATTCAAAACGAAAAGTCAATTATCACGATGAGTAGTCGTGAGATTGCGTCATTAATTAACAAAAATCATAGCGACCTATGTCGTTCAATCGAAAGATTAATGGTAAAGGGCGTAATTAGGGGGTATCAGCCAATGGCGTACACCCACCCTCAAGAACACGGTCACAATTACACACAAACCCGTGTAACAAGCAAAGGGATTGAATATATCGCGTCACGTTACGCTTCGGAGTTGATGTTATGAGTAATAAAAAACAAAAAAGCACCAGAACTGCGTTATCAAAAAAAGTCCGCTTTGAAGTTTTTAAACGTGACAGCTTTAAATGCCAGTATTGCGGAAAGTCAGCTCCTGATGTTGTTCTTCATGTCGATCATATCAATCCTGTAAGCAATGACGGAACCAATGACATTATGAACCTGATCACCTCTTGTTCTGAATGTAATTTAGGTAAAGGCGCAAAAACACTAGACGATAACTCTGTTATTGAAAAGCAAAGAAAGCAATTGCAAGAGTTAAATCAAAAGCGTGAGCAACTTGAGATGATGCTCAAGTGGAGAGAAGGGTTAGAAAGCTTAGATCAAAATATTGTTGATGTTATTACTCAAAAAATAAATGAATTAATTGCGCCAAGTGAAGTTAACTCTAATGGTGAGAAAACAATTAAGACATGGATTAAAAAGTTTTCTGTAGAAGAAATATTAAATGCTATTGATGCAGCTTTTGAGAGCACTTTTTGTCGTGGCAGCAATAAATCTCATGATGAAAAAAGTAATGATTTTTTCAACTTAATTCCTCGTATTTGTAGTGTAAACAGAATGCCTGAACTAGATAGAGAGCTTTGCTATATCAGAGGAATTTTAAAAAACAGAATGTATGTGAATTTTGGTTATGTAATGCAGTTAATGAAAAAAGCGACTTCATTAGGCTTTGATGTAGAAGATTTAAAAGAACTGGCAAAAACAGCGAAAAACTGGACTTCCTTTAAGAACACTTTAGAGGAGTTTATTCAGGAGGGTGAAAATGAGTTCTAAATTATTGGGACATGTTTGGGATTTAGATCTTCCAGATCACGCAACAAAACTAGTATTACTCCGTCTTGCTGATAGCGCAAATGATGAGACTGGAGAATGCTGGCCGTCACTTAAGCATATTCAAGATAAATGTAACATTAAGTCAAAAAATACTATTAGAAGAGCTTTAGAAGTTCTTGAGCAATTAGGGTTATTGGTCGTTATTAAGAGAAAATTATCAGCAAAGCAAAACACCTCAAATTTATACAGATTGAACATTAAAAAAATCCTCGAACCAAGCTCTGTAAGTATTAAATTAGGGGGTGGTTCAAATTCTGAACTAGGTGGTTCAAATTCTGAACTAGGTGGTTCAAATTCTGAACTAGGGGGTGGTTCAAATTCTGAACCCAGAACCAATAACTCTTTTGAACCAATTAATGAATTAAATACCCCCTTACCCCCTAAAGTGGAAAACTCAAACGATCTTGAAAATGCGTTTGATGTGTTCTGGAAAGTTTACAAAGCCAAGTTGAATAAATCTGGTGCGTTGAAAAGCTTCAAGTCTGCTTACAAGAAATATTCTCAAAAAACGCAAAAATCCGCTCCTCAAGAGTTTGCAGAAATGCTTGTTTGTGATGTTCAAAAACGCTTATCACTTGGTCAATTCGGATTCGACAAATTACATCCGACAACATACCTGAACAACGCACGCTGGGAGGATGAATACACACAACCAGCACAATTCAAAGGCGGTCAGCCAGCAAATGACAGCTATCAAGATGACGGTTCATGGGCGGTAAATTCTGTAATTGTTCAAGACGGTGACGGCAAGGTTCGAGTAGTCGATCGCGATTGTGAGGTGGTTCTGTGATGAAGCCAGCAAACCAAATCGCAATGGGCTTAATCGGCTCAGATAAAAACTACAAAGCCCCGCAAATTGTGAGAGCAGAAGTGACGGCAGAAATGAATAAAACGATCGATTTCTTATTCACTCGGCTTAAAACTATTTTCCCAGCTTGGAAGTCAGCATTCTCAAGCGATAGAGAGTATCAAGAAGCCAAAAAGTACTGGCTTGAAACCCTCATCAACGAGCGTATTACAAGCGTTGCACAAATCAGAATTGGTGTGGAACGCGCTAGAAAATCTGAAAGTCCGTTTTTCCCGAGTGTGGGTCAGTTTGTCGCTTGGTGTAACGACGGTGCACTTGCAGCACAGGGAATGCCAGCACTTGAAGAATTACTTGAGAGAATCAAAGCGTATTCACGCTATCACGGCTTTGATAATCAGCATGAATTTAAATTCAAAAACAACGTTGAGCAATATCTCATCTTTGACCTGTATTGTCGCAATAAAGAATTCGGCTGGAGTGCGGAAGAGTTGAGAAAGCACGCAAAAGCATTCTTGAAAGCAACTGCTGAAAAGCTAGCAAGAGGTGAAGAATTGCCAGAGTTAGCGTTAGCACTACCAGAAAAAGCTAGCTTTATCTCTCCAGAAGAACAGAAAAAAATTAACTTAAACGGGATTGCACTAGCACGAGCCGCATTGAAGGGGGATTTTTAAGATATGGAAATTCAATTTAACAAAGACCATTACAGAACGCCAAAATATATTTTCAACTGGTTAGATCGTCGTTTTTACTTCTTAATTGATGGTTGCGCCAGTGAGCATAACGCACGTTGTCCTAACTACATTGGGGATGGTGTGAATGCAATTGCTGAGGACTTTTTGAACTTTGATCATATTGAACAAGTTATTGAGTTTGCAGAACCAAGTTTGCGTTTCTTTGTCAATCCGCCTTATTCAAATCCATTACCTTTTGTTCAACGTGCAGCGGAATTGATGAAAGAAGGTAATTTAGTAGTGATGTTGCTACCAGCAGACAAATCTACAAAGTGGTATCAGGTGATTCAGGATAACGCCACCGAAGTGATCGACATTGTGGGCGGTCGCATTAACTTCTTACACCCTGTTAGTGGCGAAGAAATAAAAGGCAATAATAAAGGTTCAATGGTGGCTGTGTTTGATCCAACAATGCAAGGTTTTGTTACCCGTAGTGTTTCTTTGGATTTTGTAAAAGAGGTAGGGTGCTATGGAAATTAAAAACCAATTCTTCTTACGCTCAGAACAAGTGCGGTTAAATGCGATTGAATTCATTAAAACGTTACCTTTACCAAAAATCGTAAAAGACGAGAAAGGCAATGAGATAGAAACAAATCCATTAGTGATTGATATTAAGCCAAGAACACGCAATCTCGAGCAAAACGCCAAATTCCATGCTATGTGCCAAGAAGTGGCTAATCAGCTTGAATTCATGGGTAGAAAGCTCACGATGGAGCAATGGAAAGTGCTGTTTATTTCAGGTCATGCGATGGCCACCAATGAAAAAGCAGATGTTGTACCAGGTCTAGAGGGTGAGTTCGTAAACATTCGTGAAAGCTCAGCAAAAATGAGTGTTAAACGTATGGCAAGTCTAATTGAGTATGTAACAGCTTATGGCATTAGTCATGGTGTTAGATTTAACGACAGATACGGATTTTGGGGGAAATAATGGATGATTTTTTAATTGTAACTGTGTCACTAGGAATGTTGTTTTTGGGCTGTATGTTGATGGGTGATTTTCTATGAAAACAGAATACAAATGCCCTAAGTGCGGTGGCGAGCTTTCTGACTTATGGGATGGCGAGCCTGTAAGTGCTTTTATCGGTGAGTGGAGTGATGACCGTTTTCGTTGTGAGGGTAGAGTTGTCGCAGTGGGGATTATGGGGCCGCAACGCAAGAAATCTTGTGGGTATTTTGGGTTAGAAGATTTAGGCGTGGAGTATCGGGAAGATGACTAAAAAAACAAAACCTCTAAATCGCAAATGTAAAATCTGTGGCGAAAAATTCCAAACCAACTTCTTTAATGTGCAATGGTGCAGTCCAGAATGTGGCGTTAAGTTAGCAAGACAGCGATTAGAAAAACAGAAAGAAAAAGTAGCCAAAAAACGTGAAAAGGAAGAGAAAAAGCGCATTGAAGAAACTAAAGAGAGAATGAAAACTACAACAACATTGCTCTCTGAAACACAAAGTGCAGTTAATAAGTACATCCGACTAAGAGATAGAAATAAGTGTTGCATTTCATGCGGAAAACCACTTATAGCAGAGAAATTAGGCGGTGGGTTTGATGCTGGGCATTATCGCAGTCGAGGTAGTGCGCCACACTTACGGTTTTACACATTGAATATTCACGGTCAATGTAAAAAGTGCAATCGCTATCACGGAGGAAATTATAATCAATTCAGAATTGGTTTAATTGAACGTCTAGGTATTGAGAAAGTCGAGCAAATAGAAGCGGACCAAAGACCAAGACATTACTCAAAAGATGACTTGAGACGGATTAAAAAAATCTTCAATAAAAAAGCAAGAATGTTGGAAAAGCGTAAGGGGTTTTAAAGTGAGCGATAAATTATTAGAAAAACCAAGAAAAGAATGGATTCAAAACCACTTGGACGCTTGGGGAGCTTGGGCTTTTAATGGTTTAGATTTTGACGGGCAGACAAACATTATTGCGAAACTAATGCTGGAGGCAAATGGGAATAAAAATTCAAAGCAAGATAGAAAGATGTGTGATGACGAACTAGGGTTAGTGATTAGTTCTGTTATAGGGCATTGTATCAAAACGCCATCTCCAGAAGACTATAAGTATATCGAGGCTAAATATATATTTAATTTATCTAACTACTCAATAGCTAAATTTCAACACACAAAAGACAAATCTATTTCATTTAACGCTTGGTATAAAAGAATCAATCAAAGCATAGATTCATCAGAATGG